ACGACTCTTTTATTTGAATCAACTAATATTTGTGTTGTGTTTGCAATTGCCATTTTTTTGTCCTAGTTAATTTTCTGTTTCTTCGTCCATGCTACCCGTAGAGGACCATTGCATGGCTGTATATGGAACGGTTACATATTTATTAATTTTATCCACATAGTAAAGTGCCACTCTTTGATTACCAGGAAACTGGCGAATTGATTTACGTTTCATAATTAAAACGGCAGGAGGATCCATAGGCATACCATGGTCTTCCTTTTCATTCAAAGAGCGGAGTTCTTTAAGTGTTTTCAACTGGTGATTCCTGTTCTTCTTGTTCTGGTTGTTTGATTAGATTCATTGCAATCTCTTGCTTCTTCATATCAATATGACCCATTACACGGTCATGAATATCTGAATATAATGCATCACGCATTTCTTTAGCATTATCTTGTGCTGCGTAGTCTATAATTTGTCTTGTATCTGCCATTTTATCTCCAATTTCAATATTTATAATATTTGTTTCAATTTAACAAATGTACCAGGTGACTTTTCTTCTTGTGTCTGGTTCTGTTGTGCTTCTCTTTTTTGCAGCTCCATTTGGTGTTCTGCATCAATCGGATTCATTGGTTGGCTTGGTACTTGTGACATTAGTTGTTGTTGTGCCACATCATTCATAACACCAACCGGTAAACCCATACCAATTTCTTTTTCTTCATCAATCTCACTTTGCATTTCTTTAATCTGGTCATCTGTCAAGCGTAATACATTACGTTGAATCCATGCTTGTGAGAAGTAACGACCCGTATATGGGTCTACGGCTGACAAGAGAGATAATCTTTCTCTCATCAACTCAGCATCTTTAAGTTCACTAAAGTTATTGTCTTTAATGAAATCATAGTAGATGTGTTCTTTAAACTGGTCCCACTCATCAGCGGTACAGATACCTTTTAATACACATTGCACACGGAGTGCCTGATTAAAGATATCAGAAAACTTGTTACGCAAACGGTCAACAAACTTTGCAAATTTTAATTCATCACGAGTTACTTCTGCTACACGACCAATAGAAAAACCTTGGTTAGGTTCTAATCGTGAGATAGGTACACTTAATGAGTTATACAATTTCTTTTGAAAGTATTTAACATCTTCTAACTCACCTAGGTTTTGACCACCAGGTAATGTAGTAATCTCAGTACCTTTACCGCCTTCACGGCGTGGTAACCAAAAGTCTTCCATCATTGATAGAAACTTACGGTCATCACGGACTTCACCTGTCTGTGCATCATAAACCAACTTGTTTTTATATTTGACCATAATATCACGCAGATATTGTTCGGCCTTTAACTTAGGTAAATTACCTACGTCAATGTAAAAGATACGGCGCTCAGGTGCTCGTGAGATACGATAGATAACTGTGGCATCTTCAATCATTCTCAACTGATTAAGAGGCTTAATTGCCTTGTGTAGATATGATAACACTACAGCACGGCGAGAATCCATTAATCCAGACACAACAGAAACAATAGAATCTAGTGTAATACGAACACCAACTGGACCATAATTAGAAGAAGAACCAGTTACTACTTTATCGTTGTAGATATAATATTCATTATATACATCTATAATCTCTGCACCTGTTCTTTCATCTTTTTTCTTTTTAATCTCACGAACTTTACGAAGCTTGCGTGGATCAATATATCGTAATTCTTTAATACCAGCAATTGGATTTTCTTTATCTATAAGCACATTATAATATAACCTGCCGTCAATATAATAACGGCGGAAAATATCTTGAGCCATATTCTTATAATTAAGTAAACGTAATATGGTATGAAACTCATCTTTAATTGCTTTTTTAATTTTCTCTGGTTGGTCTAAATCATCCAACACAATCTCAATAATTTTACCATCATCATCTTGCACAATGGCTTCATTCATAATATCATCGATAGCCGATTCAATCTCTGGTTGCATGGCCATCTCACGATAACGAGAGATGAGTTCTACTTCATTCTTTGCTGTACCATCCAAGTCAACATATGTACCATAGTATGCTGCCGAGGAAATGGTTAATGCGCCATCTTCATTATTTGGTGGCGTAAATGATGGTCGTGAAGCTTGCTCTTCCTCGTTTTTTCTACGAGAAATCTCAAAACCAAAGAGAGAGAATTTATTAGTGGCTGCCATATTTTATATTATTCCAATTCAATTAAACATAAATGAGGGACCGAAGTCCCTCAAACAAAAACATATTAAGTTGTAGTATTTGATTCCCAATATTGGAAAGCGAATGTTGCTGAATATTCTTCAATAACATCGTTTGAACCCCAATCTAAATCAATTGGTGCAATATCAAGTGGGAATACACCTACAAACTTATAAGATTTCAATTCGTTACCAGATTTGCCGTATTGCGTTACAACTGCATCAACGGTATAACCAGTTGGATTAACCGCTCCAGTATTACGCACATTGGTAGTATGACTGTTAATTGCGTTCATCCATGATTCGAGAGAGTTACGAACTACAAAATCCTCGTCATTGATAATCTGTAATGTCCAATCGGTAAATGTACGATTACCAGCAAACTTCAGTTCACGGCCAAAGTAAAACACAGGCACAGTACCTACGGTAGAACCTGGTAATTGTGCTGATTTTGCCATGAATGTTGTTTTCTGTGCAGCGGCTGAGCTGTTGGTTGCGACTGTTGGGAACGTTAAAGAGACCTGAAATAGATTTGGACGGGCACCGTCACCAATCATATTCGCTCTAAATTCTGCTACATTGAATGCCATTTGTTTTCTCCTATATCGTGGTTATTTATTAAGCTGCACCAACGATTGTTGTGAAGTCAACGCCAGTTCCAACTGCAACAAAATTCAATTGGATGAAGTTGATAGAACGAGCAGGCTTGATGTAAATGTCACCAACAAACTGGTTAGAATCAATAACTTGTGGTGTATTATTTGTTGTATCACAAACAACACGGAAATCATAGATACCACGGCGACCTTGTACATCTCGTAAGAACGGAGTTACCAATGATACAAACTGAGCACGAGTAAACTCATCATTAAATTCAAACAACGAAAACTGAGCAGCCTGAGCGATTGATTTTTCAAGAACAATAAACAATCTACGAACATTGATACGGTCAAATGCAGATGGTTTGTTTTGTAGTGTCTTATCACCAAACAGAACAATACCTTGACCAGGGAAAGATACAACAGGATTTACACCTGCGGCATACAATACATCTCGTTGTGTCTTGTTTGGATTCCATGCCAACTTAATAGCATTTTTAATTTGACCACGGTTGAAACCAGCAGGTGAGAACCATGGATCACGAACTGTATCAGTATTAACACACAGACCGGCCACATCACCGTTTAATGGAATGTAACGATAGACATTGTTATACTTGTCATACATATATTTGTAACCAGAATCAGCAACAACATAAGAACTATTACGAGCCAAACTTGATAACCAAGTTTGAATACCTGCTGTTTGTGTTGTATTGATACCATCAACTGATGTTCTTGGAGGTGAAATGAATGCTACACAATCTTTACGAGAATTAACAATATTATCAATTACATATTGTTGAACTACTGTATTTGCATTACCAGTTAATACTAATGAAATATCAATTTCTTCTTTGTTTACAAAGAAATCATATGCAGTTTGAATATTAGCATTTGTTGCTGTAAATTCTGAACCGCCAGCCAAAGCAATTGTTGGATTGGTTGTTAATGTGGTAAAGTTTGTATTGGCTGCTGTATTATCCCAAGTGGAACTTGTTGTTGCATAATTCACTGGATCGGTTGCATAAATGTATTCTGAGTTGTTAAAAATAACTTGTTTGTAAAAGTTTGATTCTCCATTAATACTTGCGTCAGAAGCTTTAGATACGAATGGATAAACTTCTAATACTGTACCTTGCTGGCCAGTAAATAATCCATCAGCATCAATTACAACAATGTGCATTTCATCATTTGAACCACCAACAGCAGATGCATAATCTGAAGTGCCTGGTGCAGATGTGAATAGTGAACTATATGACCAGCTACTAAACAGGCTGGTATTGGCACAAACAGCTACCGATAATGAATTTCCAAGTATACCTGGATATTTGGCCATAAATGCACCAAAGAAATTGTTGTTGTCTGTGTTTAAATAAAGATACTCAAATTCTTCTGCATTAGGAATTTGAAATGCTGTGTTTGCAGCTGCATTGTTTGAGTTAGCATTAACAGCACGAACAACACTTAGGTTGTTACCATATGCTAAAAAAGAAGCTGATGTAAAAAACGAAATTGCTGAGTTTGAATCTGGTTTGCCAAAATACTTGGCTAATGTAATTTCGTTGTCAACCAGAATTACTTGTCGTGCTGGACCCCACGAAAAATTTCCAGCATAAGCACCGGCCGTAGTGAGTATCGAAGGAATGACTGTTGTTAAGTCAACTTCAGAAACATTTACGCCTGGAGAGATTTGAAACGCCATTTTATTCTCCTTGAATTATTATGTGTTCTTGGCAGTTAAAATACCATACTGATATTTATGATTCATAGGATTTACATACTCCTAAAGAAATCTCTAGTGTATTTTCCATAAGTATCGCCACCGTCTGCCACTTCCCATACATCACCACCTTCCACCATAAAATCAGTCTTTAGACCATCTTCTATAATAGGTGCAGGTAGAACTTCTTCATCTAATTGATTCATGTTTTCCAACTGAATCTGTTTTCTTAAATCATGATTCACAATTTCTCTAAAGTATTTCTGTGTGGTTGCCCATGCAAAAATCACTAAAGTCATTGCCATATCATCATTGGCACCATCGGCAGCTGCAAATGATGTTTTATACTGCTCAAATGTGGTTAACTCTGAATATGTATCAAAGTCATTAATCAGTAACTTATCACCTTCAATCAAAGTCTTGAGGTTGGAACAACCCACAGCCTTCACCTGAGGTGACATTTTTAGACCCATCTGTACTCCACGAGCAAATCCAGCAGACAGTTGTTGTGGTTTCTTATTACCCGTAAAGACTTTCAATAGGTTCTCATACTCCAAATCTGAATGTATAAAGTCTGCCACCTGTGGATTATTGTTTATTTCTACCAAAACATAGGCATCATTGTATAAACGAGCCGCATTAACAATCACCGTTGGAAACAATATGGGTGAGATAGACGAACTTGAATAGGTGGCAACTTGTTTATAAGGTGTCGTTGATATATCCATTACAGAGAAAGTTGAGGAGTCTAGATTTTTACCTTCTGACACATCAACTGAAATACAATAAATGTGGTCGGTCAGAGAGCCATTAACACCTTCTTTGATAGGATGTTCATAGATTTTCAACTTATCGTGTTCTACAATTGGGTTCATGTACCTCAATTGTTGCAGTTTGTAACCAGAGATAAGAGTATTAGACGAACCTAAGAATTCAGTTTCAAACTCTTGTGCAAACTGCCGTTCTGAGGTGTTTCGAATAGTTTCTTCTTTCCACGCATCGTCACGACCTGGTACATGAGACCAATGAATCTCAAAGTTTTTATAGTTGTTTCGTCCTTCAATGGAATCCATCCATAGTTTGTAGAATAAATTCATACCATTTGGTGTGGAAACAATGATAATCTTTGAGGACTTACCAGATGAGATTACAGGATAGACTGAGTTAAAGAACTCATTGGCAATATTGTTTGGTACGAAAGCGAATTCGTCTAAGAATACAATGTTAAACGAACCGCCTCGGATTGCTGAGGAACTGGTGGAGGCCGCAATGACCTTAGAGCCGTTCTCTAGTTCTACATTACCCTTGTTCCATGTCACCACGCCTTGTTGGAGCCATTGTGGTAAATTCTCATATGCCAGTTGATACTTAGATAGAATATCTCTTGCCAAAGAACCTTTGTTTGCCAAAACGGCCACATTTTGAGAGTCGGTAAAGATAGTTGACCAAAGAAGATAACCAACTGTTGTGGTAGTTTTACCAACCTGACGGGGACATTTGGTGATGACGAAACGATTATCTTTAAACAGATTTAACATTTCTTCTTGAAAAGGCCACATATCAAAATTAATAAGGCCTTCATCCACGTTTACAATCTTAATGTAGTTTTTACAGAAGTAAACAGGATCCTTAGAACACTTTACATATTCTTCAATCTGTTCTTTGGTATACTGATGGTCAACACCTACCTTTTTGAGTAGGGGGTTGTCCCTATAGGAATCTTTTTGGTTCATCGAAATAAATCTTCTATTTTTATTTTGGCGTGAGGTGAATTTTTGTCACCGTGATAGTCGGTACCAAAATGTGTAACCCATGTGTCGGAGAAATTATTTAGTGGTAACATACATCTATGTCCAAAACCTACCGGTATATTGACAAACATATTACCTAGATTGGCTGATTCACGAATACCCCATGAACCTTTTTGGCCAAACGGATAGTAATCTGATTCAATATGTTCTTTGACCAATTCTTTATCCATAATAAACATACCTTGATATGGTTCAGATAAAGAAATAAACTTTTGATTCTCTACTGTAATTGTTGGCCGATGCCGTTGATAGTGTGTGCAATCTAAAGAATACACTTGACCTTCATTCACTTGAACACGGTGAGTGGCAGGTATAAAGTTTAGATTATTGCGTTGAAAGAGTTCTCGTGTTCTTACCCAATAATCAAATGTTTTCTTTTCAATTCGAATATTACCTTCAAGATAGGCAAAGTGTGTATAATCAGATTCTAAGAATTCTGACATATACTTCTTGTGTTCCCATGTATGATGATATGGGTCATTTAGTTCTGCCACATGAATGGGCAAATTAGAATCAAAATTAACATTGCTGTTAATAATGAGTTTGATGTTTGGTATTTCAGATAATGTTTTTATTACTTCTCTAAACTGCTCTAACCGTTCTTCTACATAATAAAAACAAACATTCACCCAAAGTTTCATTCTTTTCCTTTGAGAAGTTTATTGAGTTCAGCAGTAGAACCCACAAAAATGGCCTTATCAATATTGGTGCCAGCATTCTTTTTCTTTTCTTCATCCATATCACGCATCTGTT